GCCGCATTGGCATACCTTCCACTTTCTTCACACCCTGATGCATTTTTCAATCTACCGCTAATCTTCTTATTAATAGCAGTTATTTTATTACTATTAGCCATCTGTATTGCTTTATCAGTAAGATTATAAGTAATATCAATTTGTTTAGGATTAACGTTTTCCTTTTGCGTGATTGGTTCAAAGTATATTGTACCATGTGGGAATGCTTCGAGATTTCCATCACAATGAAACCCCGCCTGACCATCAGTATATATTACAGGTGCTGCTAATTCATATATTATTTTAGTTCCTGCTAGTGCTGCTTGCGCTTGTGATAGTGTTGCATATGTTCCTTTGGGAATCGATAGAAACCATTCAATTGACGATTGCCAATGTCTCCAAGTACCTTCATCAACATCTATTGCTATATTATTCCTTGGAACAGTCCTATCAGTTAACATTGAAGTACCAAACATATCAGATGATTCCGGTTTTAAAACATCATTAATATTAACATAAGATATTATTAAGTAATCAATATTGCTCGTTTCGGCAGAACTAATACCTATAATATTACCAGCTTGTAATATATACTCCTTAGTCCTCTTAACTAATGCTCTTACACCATTAATTTCTTCTATTGTATCCTTAACACCATTAGGCAATCTATTGAGTTGCATTCCATTTGGCAGTGATAATAATAGTTCAGATGATTTGTATGGTTCGTACTCTCCAACAGCATCTCCTTCGATAACCATTACCTTATCTATATTGCTAATTAATGCACTTACCCTAATGTATGCACAATTAAATGGGGTTGTAAAGGTAGCAGCATTTTTAGTACCAATGTAATTCTTATTAATATCATAAAATGCCATATAATATAAATCTGTTTTGATTTGTGTATATGATGTACTTGGTTTAACCATTATAAAATCGGAATGGCAACATGCAAAATTACAATGAAATATGCCACTATCAGGCATTATCACTCCTTCTAATACTGCGCTGTCCTTATCAAACAAATTCCTACCCCTACTAACAATCTTATGATTACCTACTCCTTGAAGTCCATTGATATAATGGTCAAACATAATATCGCATTGTTCTTTGGTTGGTTCATTTCCTTTTCCAAATGTAGAAGTCAAGTCAATTGCAAATACATCCTTTACTTCCATAACCTTACCGTTGGCAGTATCAGAGTCTGTATACCTTTGTACAACTTCTACAACTACTGTTCCATCTGTATTACTACAATTAAGCACTCCACTTAGACTATAATAAACGTTAGTTAAAGGACTTAATTGTACTCCAACAATACTTGTAGTCACTAAGGAGCTCGTTCTACCAAGCAAATCAACACTGGAACAGTTTGAATTTGTTACTCTTACTTTCGCCCTTATAAATACCTTTCTGTCTGTGGTGTAAGGTGTCATAGTAGTATGTCTAGCTCTTCCACTTGCGGTAGTTCCATCTGCAACTATACTTAAAACATTAGAAGTTGCTGAGATTGAAGAATTATCAGCTCCCCATCCAATAATTCCATCACTGAAATCACCGTTCTTAACTAAGTTCTGCGCAGTAAATCCTTCCAGTTTTACTGTAGACTGTCCTTCCACTATATCAGAATAATTTTGTTCAATTCCAACGCTATCTTTCCCAGTTCCAGAACTGAATATGGTCTTATCTTGTGATAATGTGGTTTCCGCGTATGTTGTTTCTTTTTGCAGTTTATTAATTTCCGTATCAATCTTATCAAAGTTTTCATTCAGGCCTTCTATACGGATATACTCGTTCGCCTGTTGTTTTTCTAAATCATAATTAGCTGTATATTCAGCCATTTAATCACCTCACTCTTAACTGTTCCCAGGTATAAGCACTTGCTTCCTCCCAGGTCATATGTGCGACATTGTTCCATGTGTTATATGTATATTCAAATTCAAATGCCAGATGTGCTGGTTTTATTTCTTCAATCGTTACTGTAAGATCAGCCATATTAGGCGGCAGACCCTTGATACTGATAAATTTTACCTTGAAACTGTAATTTGCCGGATCTTCAATGACTTCAACCTCACCGTTGCTGTAGGATCTTGCCACTGCCTCTATCATTTGCTTTGTTACGGTGCCAACGCCGCGGATCTTTGCCTTGATCCGTTCCCGCCTAAATTCATCTGGCTTACTTACGTCTACCTGTAAACCATAGATTTTTTCATATCGACTCAATAAGGATGTAGCTGTATTAACAAAGCATTGATCTATGGTTTCATCGAATCCGCCAACAAAGTAGTTTATATCGTTCGAAAGGATCTCCTGTAATTCCTCCATTGTCCGGTTACCTTTATAATAGTCCGGAAGTAAATTGATTAATTCCATATCACACCTCCGTCAGTGTTATGGTTCCAAGGATAGGTATTTCCTCTTCACCAATAACAATATTTTCAATGCCGCCGTTTAGTGACAATCCGCTATAATCAGCAACACCGGGAACGGATAATAACAGGCTGCCTATTTTGGCATAACTGATGGTGTAGAAATCAAAGGTTGCCTTTCTAAAATACTCTGCTGTCAAGGAAGCAAATTCAGCCTTAACATCTTCCAGGGAAGCGCTTCCATCAAGTGCAATATTTGCCGCAATATTAATATTTTTCTCCTTTGGACTTTCTACCGTGACGATGGCTCCGATTGGGCGAACTGTCTCGATATAATCATATACGGCGGATGGCAATTCGGAAGCGATTTCCATGTTTTCATCAATTACTAGCACCTTTACCGTCCCATTCCCATCCCATAGAGGAAATATCTTCGCGTCACCACACCCGGGTACTTCAAGCGCCCATTTTTTATAATCGTATATATTACCGCTTGTGGAAGTAGACTGCACCTGGGAATAAAATCTTGACCTAAGATTATCGTCCGTTTCTTCATTTTCTCCTGATGTGATAATATCCGTCAGACTTGCTGTTACGCCGGATACATTATCAATATTTTCCAGCTGCCCTGCATATTGATTTCCGATGGATCCTATTTGTTCACATTGGGCTTGATAGGTATGTTCTGACTTTAGTTCAGTAATTACATAGGTCGTATCGTTTAATCCCCACCTGGTTCCTATAGCAATCTCTCCGCTTGTTTCTATCTGCCGAATTGCATAGGTACCAGGCTTTCTTTTTATGCCATAATCCGCAACTACCCGGTCCAGGAATTCGCCCACTGCTGTATCCCCGGATACTAAATCCAGAAATATATTTAGCATAAAATAAGCCTCGGCAAGCTTATATGCCGCCGGAGCTAAAGCATCGTAAATAACGGACCCTTCCCGCTTATCAACATCAGAAGTCACCCTGCCTAGCATGTCCTTAAGTATATTTTCATATGTCATGTTTTCCCACATCAATAATTCACCTCCTTAGTGATCGTGGTATTACCGTAAATACTTGCAACATCAAATGTACAAAGCATTTCATCGTCGGATACACTGAATTGGAAGTTATCCACTCTTTTTATTCTTTCGTCCTGGAGCAGGCATTCCTTGATTCGTCTTTTTATCTCGATCTTTACATAGACAGGATCTTTTCCTATCAGGTTTTCCAGTTCAATCCCATAAGAAAAACTATATACTGGATACTCATACTTTTCTGTACTGAGTACTTTATATATCGCTTGCTCCAGCGCTCTTAATTCATCTGCATAGCCTTGAATTTTATCCGATGTCAGCTGATATGTCTTAGTGGTTTCTACATCCTCAGTAACTTCTAATTCGATGTCGATTTTTTCCGGTATCATTTTACACCACCTCCTCAACTTTATATTCGTAGGAGCTCCCATCTCTGGACAATGTGACTGTACTGCCCTTTCCAATAACGTCCTTATCAATAATCTCAAAGATGTAATACTCTTTCCCGCCATGATTACGAATTAGATTTACTTTATCCCCAAGAGAAGTATGGTTTTTCAAATTCCCCTTAATCAGCTCGTTTGGAATAACAATTTTCTCGCTCATCCGTATTCCGCCGCTTTCTACCGTACCCATTGCAATATTGCAAAGCTTTGCATTATTGATGTAGTTTTGTACAATTGTTTTTATTTCCTTTATCATATGGCGACCTCCAAACTCATCGTGTGAACGGGTAAAAAATTATGAGTAACCGAAATTACAAATAATTGTTTATCCAATTTAACCCCCTCTATGTAGGCATAAAAACTTGATCCGGCGCGAACGGAAGTATCACCTAGACATTCCAGGCTTAGAGTTTCAACCTCGTGGTTATACAGCCCCAAAAGTGACTTGGCCCTAGATTTTGCTTGGGATATATTGGTATCCTTGTCAACGGATTCAAAGTATTGTAAGAGACCATATTTTTCAATAGAGCTATTCCTATCCTCTACGATCATCTGACCAGATTTTCCTTCATCGCCCTTGACATAAATCTTAATGCGATTATAGAAATCATCATCAATCGATTTTTCGTATTTATAATCATAGCATAGGCTTTCATCCCCTAGGATCAGATTCAGTTTCATATCCGCAATATCTCGGAGTGTGACCGCACCAAATGCATCATATAAGCAATACTTTCTGCCTGTATTTTTCAGAGTTTCACCAATGCCATCGTAAACGATATCAAGCCATGTCTTACCGTCTTGTACTACGGTAGCCAGGACATATTTTGTATCGGCTATTATTCCGGTGCGCAAACCAAAGTAAGTGCACATTCGCTTTGTCAGTGTGGTAGCTGTATCTTTCAGTACCACTATTTCATCTTTCGCCTTGCAATACCTTAACTGGTCGTAGGCAGTAACGCTTATCTCTTTTTTCTTTGTATGGCCATGCTTGAAAATGATTCCGGAAAATATATTTGCACCATTATACTTAAATTGAACCGGGCTGCCATTCTCAATTTTCAAGTCATCATCTATATAAGAAAATTCGAGCTTGCTGCATCCATCATTCAATCTATCGTTCCATGATATGGACTTAACAAGCTCGCTGATCTCATATATTTTCTCATTGGTTTTCACCAAAAATTCCATCAAAGCCTTCCACCTCCTGATGAATGCGTTCTCCCGGAAGAAGAAACTCCACCGGTGTATTTCGGAAGCTCAGGTTCTTTTTTTACCGCTTTAGGCAATGGAGCGGAATATTTTGAAAATTCATTCGTCGAAGGGATTTTAAGTTTCCATCCGATATGTATAACTGCGGGGTTTTTAATCTTATCCTTATTTGCATTATAGATTCTATTACATTTTGTACCATCACCGTAATATTTTTTTGCAATCCCCCATAGCGTATCACCGGACTTAACCACATAAGTACCGGTGCTTTTCGGATTCGTCTCTTCTTTTGGTACCTTCTTCTTTTTTTGCCTTTTTCGTCGTTCCTGAGGATGGTGATGTTTCTTCTACATCAACAATAGCCGGTCTCTTACCAAATTCCCGATATTCCAACAGTTGAAAGGAAACGTATTTATCTCCCTCTTCGCCTGCTTTTTCAGTAATTGACAGTTCTTCTATGAGAACCATTACACTATCGCCGGTCCTATCAGCCTCACCCTCTTCTTTTCCATCAGGACCAAAAACAAAACGTATCGGTAATAAATTATCTCGGTTTTCCTTCAATATCTTCAAAAAAGAATAGGCGCTCTTAAATTCATCCGGCTTATTGATATAATGATATTCTTTATGTGGAAACTCAACCTCAAAAGAAAATTTCCGAAGCTCCATATGCGTTGGAACCACGATCTGACCAAGCTCCAATATCTCATATTTTCCAACCGCTTGAACACTGGTTTCATTAATTTCCTCTGGATTTACTGGAAGCCGGTATGGTTCATTATCAAATTCAAAATATACTACATAACCCATCAATAAGCCCCCTCTGCAGTCATTGCTATCTCTTCTTGCAATATCGTCTTTATTCTTCCAGCTACTGCATCCGCATCTGCTGTTTCGTGTACATCTCCAAACTGCACGCTGATATTTGGTGCTAGCGTGGCAGTATTGAATTTATTGATATAGTCCCGTTCTGCTATGTCTCTTAAATATTTTATATCCTCATTGGGCATATCAACTTCTACGGCTCCACCCGATCCTATTCCTTCGATAATGGTTGGCTCATAGGATGTCCTTTCCGGCTGAAACCCCGTTGGATCATATGTTTCCCCTTCCTTTCCG